AGCAATAACTTTTTAATTTTTAAAAACATATTTATTTTGATTTATTATTGTTACGTTTGGGGTTAGGACGTCTTAATTGGTTTTGGTTTGTTCCTTTAAAAGTTTTTGATACTTCTGATATACCAAAGGACCCTAATGTTACCCATACAAAGGCCATAAATACAAAACGATTAATTTCTAAGGTATTTCCCATAAACCCCGCTATTACATCTGATATGGCTATTATTACCATAATACAAAAAGAGATAAAACCTATAATATTTTTTTCATTTAAATTGTTGTCTTCTTTGAAGATATTAAAAAAATTGGTTTTCATAGTTTTTATTATAAATATTTAATATTAACCTTGACATGATAAACACTCCATATCATTTATTTTCATTTTCTTTCTAGTAAATTCCTGTGCCGAATTCATAGAATGTTGATAATATAAAGTTTTCACCCCTAATTTCCAAGAAGTTATTAATAATTGGTTTATGTCCTTTACCGGAGTTTGGGGGGCTACCATTAAATTTAATGATTGGGATTGATCTAAATAATCTTGTCTAACAGCTGCCTGATTTATTATAGAGGATTGATTTATTTCAGCAAATGTTTTGAATATTTCTTTTTCTTTATCTGTGAGAAATGTAAGATGTTGTATTGATCCGTCATTTTTCTTAATACTTTTCCAAACTTCATTTGTATTTTGCCCTTTTTCTTCCAAAAATTTTTCTAAAATAGGGTTTTTTACAGTCATTTTAATTTTAGCCTTATCATCAACATAACAGTTAGACCAAATAGGTTCTATACCATTTGATACTTGGTTTAAAATAAATGCAGAGGATTGTGTTGGGGCAATAGCCATACGGGTCACATTTCTTTGTCCATATCCCTTTAATAAAGAAGGTTCTCCATATTCTTTAGCTAATTTTTTAGTAGTTTTTAATGTTTCTTTATCTAAATGTTTAAAAATTTCAAGATTTAATTTTGAGGATTCTATACTATCAAAAGGTAATCCCTTACTTTGTAAATACGAATGCCATCCCAATACTCCCATTCCAAGAGCTCTTTGAGATTTTGCAAAGTTATAAGCTCTCTCCATAAAAAAGAATGCCCTCTTTCCTTCAGTAATCCCACTATCTCTTAATTTTTCTAATTTACTACAAAATTCAGTAACTACAGAATCTAAAAATGTTAGTAATATCTCTACCGCGTCTGTATCTTTCCATTCATCATAATATAATAAATTCATAGATGATAAAACACAAACGAAGGATTCTAACTCGTTTGTAGACAAACATATTTCTGAACATAAATTGGAAGCAAAAATTTCTTTTTGTTTATCTTGGTATACTTGGGGAGATTTTTTATTTACATTATCTGTAAAAAATATATATGGGTACCCCATTTCCCCTCTACGTTGAATAACTTTAGCCCAACGTCTTCTAGCTTCCTTATCCCCCTCAATCATTCTATTCATAAATTTGTCATCCACACACACAGCATGTGTTAAATCTTGGATAGGGTGTTCTTCTGTTCCTATATCCATAAATTCATCAAAGTCTTTATGGTCTATAGGAAGATAAGGAGAAAATCTGCCCCTTCTAGTTTTCCCCTGGGATATAACATCTACTGTACTTTCTGGGAGGTTCATAAAGTGTACAGCTCCTGGTGCATCACCATTATCTTTAATGGGTTCTCCTCTACCCCTTATGTCTCCAAAATATCCAGATGTTCCTCCCCCTACTTTAGACATTTGTCCTACTTCAGCCTGGGAAAAAAGGATAGATTCTATGTTGTCCCCATAATATGAACCAAAACAAGACACCGGTAGTCCTCTTTCTTTTCCATAATTAGCCCATACCGGGGTTGATAAAGAGTACCACCCTTTACTAAGGTTATTATAAAATTTATCTGCGAATCCTGGTTTGTCTAATAATTTTTCAGCATGGTTTGATATTGTTTTTAACCTATCCTTGGGGGTTTCTCCTTTACTTAGATACCCTCTATTTAAGTATGTTTGAGTTGCTTCATTTAGCCAATTAAATGGTTCTCTATTCATGTTTTTGTTTTTAAAATAATTCATCTTCTGTTACTGCTTGTGATCTCTTATTATAATTTATACTTCTTTTATCAAAAAAATCAGGCCTTTTAGTCATACTTACTTCGTCATCAAACCATTCTGTTTCTGATAAAATATGTTGGTCTACTTCAAACATTTTCTCCATGCCTATGGCCTCTAAGGATTCATTAAATCTATTTTTGATAAATTCAGTGCAAGTTTTTTTATCTACAAAATCCAAATCCCCCATTTCAAAGATCCAATCAATAATTCTCTGTTCAGCTTTAAATGCTTTTTGGGTGAAATTTTTGAGTTCATCAGTTAATTCAGAAGTCCAAAGTTCGGGGTTTTCTTCTTTAATAATGTTTACCAAATCAAACCCAAACTGAGCATGGATATCTTCTTCTTTAGAGGTTGCCTCTACTGCATTACTTATACCCTTTAATGTTTTTTGGTGTTTATTAAAAGACATTATTATAAAAAATTGAGAAAATAATGATACATTTTCCATAAACATGGAAAATAAGATAATGGATTTAAAATAATCTATAGGCCTTTTAGATTTAGAGATTTCCATTATTTTATCTAAATATTCTATTCTCCCTTTTATTGCTGGGTGTTTGATTGTGTTTTCAAATTTGTGGGTTAAATTGGTGATATCCAAAATATGAGAATAAGCATCTTCATGTCTTACTTCACTTTCTGAAAATGTGGCTCCTACCTTTTTAATCTCTGGTTTAGGGAATTTTTTACCTATTAAGCCCCAAAATTCCTTAATTTGGTTTTCTATTTGGGAAATAGCTAATATAGAATTAATAACAGCATTCTTTTCTTTACTGGTTAATCCCACCTTTAAATCATGAATATCTGAAGTGTAATTAAATTCTGTATGTATCCAGTAGGCATTTCTTATTGCACTTATATAATCGTTTAATTGGGGGTATTCATTGGGTTTGATATTAATTCTAGGTTGGAATATGTTGGGCATATTTTTGTTTTAAGGGTTAAGTTCAAAAAATTTTTCTCTAAGAGCTCTTTTATCAAATTCATCAACACCATTACCAGGTGCTAGTGATTTATTAGGTGGCTCTAAAGTTTCCTGCTCATGGTCATCTTCATCATACTCTTTTAATATCTTGAAATGTCCAGTACTAACATCTGTTTTCATATAGAAGGTAATCCCATCATCTCCATATCTATTTTTTATTATATGAAGTCTTCCTGTGCCTTGGGTTTTATCTTTTCTTTTACGAGAAAGTGAACTTGCAAAATCAGCTATAGATATTTTATCATATGATCCTGCAGCTTTGTCTCCTTCTATTATGTTTTCTTGGGCACCCGATCTATTAACTTGAGATACAGACCAAATTGGGACTTGAAGGTGTCTAGCTAAACCTTTAGTCCCACTATAAATATTATCTATTTCTGCCTTCCTATCATCATTTTTCCTTCCTGGTGAAAGGAGATCTACATAATCTATTATAATTAAGTCAGGGTTAATATTCATATTTTTACATTTATCAATATGAGCCTCTAATGTAGACAATGTAGCTCTATTAATGGGGTATTCCTTAATTACTAATTCCCCTTTTAACTCCTTTAAAGTGTTCTTTAAATTTTTAGTGTCCTTATGTATTTTATTAACAGGCACATCCGAAAAAAAAGCGTCATATCTTTTTCCTACATATCCCTCCCCCAATTCTAAGGTATAATGTAATACTGTGTATCCTAATTTTACTGCATATCCTCCCAGAGCTACCAACCCCCAGGATTTACCTCCCCCGGGATTACCAAATAATAACCCAAAATCCCCTGTCCCTAAACCACCTTGTAATATAGTATTTATTTCTCCCCAAGGGGTTGGGATTGTTATTCTAGATTCTTCCCTATATCTGTCTTCTAGGTCTTTTAAATACTCATGTCCTAAGTTTTTATCTTGACCTAACTTTAGAGCATTGTCTATCTTATCCCTAACACTATCAAATTTGCCTGATTTTAACAAGTCAATAGACGTCATTAATGCATCTTTAAGTTTTTGGTTTTTACAAAAATTTAAAAATTCTTCTTGGACATATTCCAAATCATCTTCAGATGCTATATAAGCTTTCTTTAACTGGTCTCTAACTGATATTTGTAGAACATCATTAGGGATTTTTTGAAGTTCTACTTTGAGAACTTCCATATCTGGGGTGGTGTTGTATTTATTATAATATTTTAATATTTCTTTAACTATCCATTTAGATGCATCACTTCCAAAATCATCTGGTGATATAATATCATTTATATTAACTAAAAATTTTTTATGAGTTAATAATGAAGAAATTACCTTAATTTGAAAATCATGCCCATATTTACTTAAACTTTGTAAACTGTCCATGCTTTATAAAATGTTTATTTTTTGTAATTGTCTAACTTAGTGAAAGTATCTTTTAACCAGAAACCTACATTTCTAATCATCCCCCCTAATTGGTCTTCCTCATATAATTGTATAAAAGGTTTACTATTTAATTGTGGGATATCTTTTTGGATTAAATTATTTACGTATTTTATCCCTGAATCATCTATCATTGGGTTTGATAAATCCATTATTTTGTAATTGGTTTTAAGCCTTTCTCGATCCTGAAGAATCCTAGCATATATTACATGAGTTTTTAAATTCTTTTCTGATATTTCAAATATATCATCTAGGCTTAAATTAGTATCTTTTAATTGGGGAAATTTTGAAAGTAATTTTTTAGGTCCCAATCCCTTAACCCCTCTTATTTTATCAGAACCATCCCCAAGTAATGTTTTCTGTATAATAAAATTCTGAGGTATTATACCAAACCTATTTTTAATATCCTCTATTTTATAAAACCTTTTTTCCATAGGTCTATATACTACAACCTTTGAGTTTACTAATTGTAAGAAATCCTGGTCGCTAGATACTATGGTTACTTGGGAATTATATTCTTCAGGTAATGTTTCTGAGAGAGTAGCTATTATATCGTCTGCTTCTACTTTATCTAGAACTCCTAATTTAACTGGAAGATGTTTTAAATATTGGATTAATCTTTGGAGTTGGTCTTGTTTTGATTCATCTTCATCTTCCCTAGTATCAAACATTCCCCAATTTGTTACTCTTTGGGTATCTCTCCCTGATTTATATTCGGGGATTAAATTTTTTCTATTATCTGAAGACCCTTGCCCATCAAATATTATATAAACTGAAGTTGGTGATATTTTTTTAATTAAAGCTCCTAAGGATCTTATAAATCCCCCTAACCCACCTATATGAGCCCCCTCGGGGTTGATCATTTTTAATATAGAAAAATTTCTATAAAAAAGGTTATAGGCATCTAATAACATTACCCTATCATGAACTTTAGGAGGCTCAAAAACTTGATCCTCCTTTAATTCATCTAATAATTGCAATATTTCATTTTTATTTGCCATATTTATTTTGGTTCTTCTTCGGATGCTTCAAAAACTGATTCATCTTGTTCTTCTATTATATTAAAATCATCTCCCCCTAATATTTTAACCCATTCATTTGAATGGTCTTCTTTATATTTTTTAATTGCTTTATCATCATCCAATATAAACCCATGAGGGGTCATGACAATCTTACCCTTGGTAGTAACACCATTTATATGATTCTTATCTATTTGTAAATTAGTTCTTTTAGCAAATTCTACCTGCCTTTTATCCTTTTTTGCTTTTATTTTAGATGTCCCTGCATTTGCTATATTACCAAATGTTACTACAAATGTGGCATCATACCACATAGTAAAACCCCCTTTATTCATCATTTTAGGTTGGGCCATTGGGTTTGCTGGTTTTTGGGTCCAAACCTTATTAACTCCCACTAAAGTATTAGTATATGGAGATGATTCTTTTCGGGAAAGGGTAATTCTTTGGTTTACATTATTACCAAATTGAGTAGACATTGCCCCCGCATTCCACTCATTATTATTAGATTTTTTTTCTATAGACATCCTACATGGGATAGACCCTATAGAATCCCATAAAAATAGCAAATCGTATGGTAGGTTACCTTTTTTCTGTTCATCCATTAAATCTAATATAAAAGAAGCTACATCTTCTATACAATCTAAAGATTCCCTATCTACATAAATAAAATTACCTTTATAATTAGTTATTTCCCCCGTTTTAGGGTCTTTCTCAATGTCAACCTGTAATCCCATTTTTCTTGCAAAATCCCAATTCCATTTCATCTCCGTTATAATAAAAACAGGCATAACATTCATTTGTTGAGCAGAAGTAGCAGCTTCTACTAAAGCGCTAGTCTTTCCTGTATCTGAGTGCCCCCTTAGTAATACTATGTGTCCCATTGGTATTCCAGGGACAGAGGCTACCTCCCTAAAAGCAGGAGATAGTGGAATCCATTCTTGGTCTTTAAATTTAACTTTTTTGTCTAAACCTTTTTTGTTTTTAAACTTATCTAAATCAAAATCATTCTGTATTTCGTTAGAGATAGCCTTAGACAAAGATTTCTTTTTGTTTTTTGTCATATTTTACTCGTCAAATAATTCACTTATTTCGTCTTTTTTAGACTTTTTACCCTGATCTATATCAGAAGGTTTTTCCCCTATATAATTATCAGATTCCAAAGGGTTTTTAGTCTTAGGTTGTTTAGGTGCCTCTTTTTGAGGTAAATTTGATAATGGGGTAGTTTCTTCATTATCAGAATCATTATCATCGTCAGGGGATATCCATTTGGATAAAGCATCTTTCATTTCATCGTAGGAATATAACTTAAATTGATCTTGGGGTTTAGGTTGTTCTTTTAACCATTTTTCTACTTGTTCCTTATCCTCTGATAATGGGGAAGTTTTTAATTTAACCCTAACAGATGATTTATTGTAAGAGGTACCTGTTGATTCTGGTCCTACGGTCTCTATTACCAAATCTCTACCATCAGATACATCTGTATAGTCACCTACCTCTTCATCCAAAGCTAAATTAATTAGATCTTGGTACATTGTTTTACCAAATTGCCATAATCTAACTCCTTTATCTTCCTCACCTCTAACTATTACAGGAACAAAAGTTCTAACCTTAGGTTCTAACTTTTTAGATAAGATGTAATTTTCCTTATCATATTCCCCCTCACGTAGTTTTTCAGCGAATTCATAAATAGGGTCTTTTTCCCCAAAATTTAAAGGTGAAATCATCACTGGTTTAGTGATTTGGTAATGAATTTTAAGTTCGGTAAAAGGGTGTTTTTCATTGTAGGCCGAAGGGACTATTCTAATTTTGGATTGACCAACTGGAGGTTTCCAATATATTTTGGTAAAATCCTTTTTTTCTTTGCCCTTTTGGTTTTGTAAAGAGTCTAACTTTTGTTGTAGTTCATTTAAATCCATAGTTGTAACATTTTTAATTTAAGTAAATATAATAAATTTGTGTGGATGGATCAAGCTATATTTCTATAATCTTGAATATTTTAGTACTCAGGGTTTTTAATTTACCTTCCTCTGTTAATAAAAGTGAATTTTTAAATTCATTCCATTCTATAGAAAAATTTTTATCTAAATAACCATTATTTTGTTTTTTAATAATCTCATTTAAACCATTTAAACTATATAAAGTGTTAGTATCTTTTTTTCTGTGTACTAATATTGTATTAGGGGGAATAGTATTTACATTCCCTAAATCTACATTATATGTAATAACTAATTCATCTTGGTTTAAAATTTCAAAGACAAATATTTTATTATATAATATATTATATTTGTTTTGGATTTCTTTTAATGTAGTATCTAATTCTGTCTCGTTTGTAAACGTAGCAAATAACCTGTTATTTGGCATATTTTTGTTTGTATTAAATAGATTCTGATCTTCAAAATCATAATTCATTTTATACATATGAGATTCATTTTGTAAACTTGTAATCATAACCATATTTTTCTTTTATTTTTAAATTATACTTTTTAAATACTTCTCTTATTTTATTTAATATTTCCTTCTCATTTATATCGAAATCGAATGTAAAACTGTCATAAGTGTATAATATAATTTGGGTATTATAATATATTAACAATTTTATTATTTCTTTTAATATAATAACATTTTTTGACGTTTCCAAGGATTGAAGAAAGTAATTAAATAATTTTTGTTTTTTCATTTCCCCATGCACATCTTTAGATATTTTATAACCAGATATTGGGACTTTTATATATCCTTTATCTTGGTAATGTTTAAATAATTTATCTATATATTTTTGTGTCTTTTGAAAAAATTCTAAATGTTTATATTTGTCAAACACCCCACCATAAATTTGTTGGAATGTTATATGTTTTGATTCAGAGTATGAGACCCCGTACATATTTGCAAAGAATCCGTGTATATCTTGCGTTTGAAATTGGTAGTCAATGAGTTGGGCGATCAATGTAGGGTGATATGCGGAAATATCGATTTCCCAAAATACATCATTTTTAGGAATAAAGGATTTTCTAGAATCATCCTTCTTATTTAATGCTGAAAAATTAACCCCTTTAAAACTATTTGAAGGTCTACTAGTTAATGTTTTTAGATTGAATTGAGTATGAATTATATTTTTATCTGTTTTATAAAAGTGTTCCCCAAATCTCTTATTATCTATCTTGATACCATTTTTCTCAATTAAATTAAATACTACAGAGGATGATTTATTAAAAAATTTATAATAATCATCTTCTCTATGATATAAGTGAGGTTTAACTTTATTGAAAATACCCTCGCACATTTGGTAATGTTTTACTATAGGGATAATAAAATTATTATATTTTTGGTGTTGTTGGAGTTGATTATAATATATCTCATGAGTTTTAGTAGGTGTGAAATTTAAAGGATCTGGGGTAATGTTTATATCCCATATATTAAATAGAGTTAGATAATGGAGTATCTCTTTTTTGTTTAAACAAAATAATGAATCAAATTTAAGTAAATAGCCCTTTACATTCTGAAGATCTAGATTAAATGTCTCACTATGGTTTATACATAACATATACCCTTTGTGGGCCTCTAAAGGGTGTAAATATATAAGAGATATTGAATTCTCTTGAGGATGATTGAAGTGGGAGATAGGAATTACACCTATAAATGCATTTTTATAATTTTGATTGGATAAAACCTCTAATTGGTTTTTATTCTCTACTAACCAATACATATAACCTATTTTTTTACAAATATAATAAAATATATTGACTAAAAAAAGTTATTTTTTATAGAATTTAGTAAAATTATATTTTAAGTATGCCTTAAATTTAGATAAGCTTAAATTAAATGAGATATCTTCTACCTTTTTTTTATTCTTTTGTTTTACCTCTGATTTATCACCTGAGATAACCCACTTAATTGAGAAGGGGATATATAAGTAGTAAGGTACGGATGTATTTTGATTGGCAAATTTGTTAAATACCTCTTTGTTGATCTCTTTGTAAATCTCTTCATTTCTTTTCTTTAAAAAATATCTTGTTATTTCTCCATCTTTGTATTTTTCCTTAGGTACACTAATAGAATGAGATTGAGGGTAATATGTTGGTTGAACAGAGGTATTTTTATAACCTGTCCCTTGAGTAGTTAATAAAGACCTTTTTTGAAAATTATCCTTAGTACTATCAGAGTTAATAAATTCTCTAACTTGAATTAGCTTTTGATTAGAACCATCACCAGGGGATTTACCACTAAAAAATTCATTAGTTGATGTTTTATAGTAAAACCCCTTATATTCTTTTTTGGTAGAAGCATATATTAACTCTCTCCCATTGGTTTTTAAATTAGGTATTACTTGAGATTTTGGGTAATATTTCATTTAATTTAAACATTTTCTGGATTGTTGATACGCTTTTACTCCTTCGTTATAATAATCTTTATCAGATGTACCATTACCATCTACTTTCCTTATAGAATTTTCAAAATTTTCAGCTGTTCCTTTTCCTAATAAATGAGATACAGCTAATAACCCACTTTGTTGATACCCTTTGGAATTAGAATTTATGGTATTTTTAGAGACTAAATAATTATAATTTATTTTGATATAATTAAACATTATATTATTTTGAGCTTGAGAACTATTAAAGAATGCTTGTTTAGAAGTTAAACCTCTTTTCCCTGTCCATGAATTGTTATCTGAGAGTAGTGATTTTTGTGATGTTCCATTCTTAAATTTGTTAATAGCGGAGTCTTTAATATATCCTAATTCATGTAAAGCTTCTATACCAAATTGATATCTTCCTATATAACCAAATCTATTTTCAGCCTTAATATCTCCCATCCCTCTACTTTCTCTTTTAGATATAAAGTACATTAGCATTACAATGTCAGATCTAATTAATCCTCCTAGAGTTGATAAACTGACATTTTGGTTAATGTTTTTAAAAATAGGGTCTTGAAATAAATTTGAACATTTATCAAGTTCCTCTCGTTCGGGTTGTTGGGTTATTTCTTCTTCCTCTTTAGTAATTTCTTTTAATGTTTCAGATTCTAAATTAGAGGTGGATAATGTAACTAATTCTGTCTCCCAATCATTGTTTTTAATACTGTGGTTAACTTGTTTTATTAAAAATTTAAATGTTTCAGGGTATTGAAATGGTAAAAAATCATTGTTGATATTAATTTTATTATATATTTTAATTCCTGAGATTCCCTCTGCTGTAATTGTGAAATTTAAAGGTATGAAGCCTAGTTTGTTATCCCCCTTGGTTTCTAAATAATTTAAATACCCCTCGTATAGGTTTTTCCCTTGTTCTATCCAACTATGATTTAGACCCCAATATTTAGAATCTCTATATTCTACTCTCTCTACATTGTTAGGCCCTTGACTAAAATCTTCACCTCCTAAATTATAATGTAACCATTTTCTATAATTAAGAAGTAATTTGTTTTTATTAAACTTTTGTTTTTCTTCTTCTTGAAGTAAGTATAAATAAAAAGCTCTTTCTACAAATTCTTCTTTGGTTACATCATCAAAATTTTCTCCTTTATAGAATACACTTTTAGTTGTAATATTAGAAGTAGGTAGTGTAGGGAAGAATAAAGGGTTTACTCCTTTGTTTTCCCAAAATTCTCCTAGTTCTTTTTTTATTTTCTCTGTTTCTTTAGAACTAAGATTGTTAATAGTATAAAACTGGGTAGATTGTTGTGAAAATCTATCTTGTAACCCTTCCTTTAAAATATTAAAAATTCCCCCTTTCAACCCTTGAGTTGTTTTATTTTCTGCTGTTGTAGATATAGAAATACTACTAGCTAGTTTAGGAGTTATCTCTGTATTAAATTCAATGTTTTTTATAAAATTAGAGGTTTCATTCCCTGGGTTATATCCAATAACCTCTAATGGGTAATCATTATCTGCGGTATAATCAGGGTGTAAGTTTTGGTCTATTAAAGTGATTATTCTATCATCTTTGATAATAGGTTCTAATTTAGTATAATTGGCAAAAGAGCTATTTATTCCATCACATAAACCTTTTAAAAATTTATAAAGAGATACATTTCCTTCTTCATCAGTATTATCTTCAAATAAAGTTTTAATAAAATTAAAATTAATATATAAATTCATTATTTTAGCTGTGGATAAATTTTTGTCTTTTTTTGGGTTTAAGAATGTATGTAAAGGAGTACCTGGGTTGAAAATCCCTTTTCCCGGGTTATTTTCCTCTACCCCTACATTACTTAATTTTAACATATTGTGGGAAAAATCAAAATTTATAGGACTGCAAGTGCATATTCTGGGATCAAAAGGGAATTGATTTGGTTTAACATACATTAAATTTATTTCCTCAGCTGTATCTATCTCTAGCATTGGAGATTTAGATTCTTGATTTTGGATTATTGGAATACATACCTCTTCTAATGCTTTTAATAAGGTTTGGGTTCTAATATAATATCTCATTTCCTCATTAGCTGTGTTTTTGATCTCATTTATATTAGGATCTCCTTGATTATTGTTAGCCCTATTATCATCAAATCCTTGGGTATAAGTTGGGGATTTAAAAAAATTCTTTTTTACTACAGTATCTAATTCGTAGTCAGATATGGGTGTAGTTGTTTTTAAATCATTAGGTTGAGATTTATCTATTTTAATTCTTTCATTATATAACCAATCTAAAATTTTATTATTCATTCTTTGTTCAGAAGAAAATACCACCCCATTTTCTAAATTATTAGAGTCATATCTCTCATTTGCCTCCAAATCTATGGGGCTTAAAGTAGGAACATTGGTTTTAAGTGATTCTATAACATCTCCCATAGTAATTAACTCCAATGTTATATTATATGTTCTATCACTATTAAATACCCAATTAAAATTAGTTACTCTACCAAAAAAACCATCATAATTGCCCTTATATTTAGCTCGATTAGATTTTATTTTTTCTAACATATCTAATTGAGAAACCCCATCTGTTTTAAAAAATGTGTTATCTATAATTGTATCTTTTACATTTTTAGTCTCTAATTCCCCCGTAGAGTTTTTTGTAATGTATTTATCCCACCCCCACTCTAAAATCATAGTAAAACCTAATTTTAAATAAAGTAATTCTATAATTTCAAATTGGGGTTTATTAAATACTTGAATGTTTACTGTAGCTTTTCTTATAGATCCCCTATTTTGACAGATTATTTTGGCATCTATTATGCCTGGTGCAGGGGTAAGACCATATTTTGATCCACCTAAACCATAACTAGCATTGTTCCAAATATTTTTATTTTGTGTTATTCCTTTTCTAGGGGTATTAATTGTAGAATCTGTAAAAGTATTGAATAAAACTGATTTTTGAGCCAACTTAGAATTTAAAAATTCTTCAACAGGTTTAAGGCCTAATTTATTTAAAAGTTTTTCACCTGGGGCCCCATCTCCTAATACTGATACAGAAGAAGCTAATTTTATCCAAGCATTTTTATTTGATGATTGGATTAAATCACTATTATTTCTTAGAGTATTATAACCTTTTCCAGAAAGTTTTTGGCGATCTCTAATTTGGTTATTAACAAATTGATCAAACCCATCCCCTAATAAATTTCCTTTCATGTCATACTTGATTTAAATTGTTGAAATTAGATATAATTTTCCCTAAATTAGATGGAATTCTCAATTGGGTTCCAGGTGTTGGGTATAAAGTATCTGAACTCATTGTTGGGTTGGCCAATTTTATTATCCACCATAAAGATGGTTTTTGATAATAATTGTTAGCTAATATATCATATCTATCTCCCTCTTGAGTGTAGATATAAATATCTTCTTCATTTAGTGGGATTTTGGGGTACTTTACCCCTTTTTTAAATCTTTTACCTTGGTTTGTAAGTTTAATTTCTATATTATCGTATCTACTCATTAATTAATTGACTTAATTTTTCCAGTATAATTATTGTTATCATAATTATTATGTTCTTCTCCTATCCCTTTAGATAAATTTATATATCTTTCTTTCCCAAATTTATTAACTTTATTAGCTTTCTCTCCTCCATCATAAATATTTTGTTGTATTCTTGGGGTAAATCTATGAATAGGTTTGAAATTAAAACTAGTAACCTTAATTATGTGGGGAACTTCTTTAACATTATTATCAGGTTCCCCATTACTATTTATGGCTATCTCCCAAGGGGATTCCTCAGGTACTGATAAGTTTAAACCAGTTATTACTCCAGGTTGTTCATAAAAATACCCCCCTATTGTTAATGTAATTAAGTTTCCTCTCATATACCCTATCTCTGGGGAAAAATCTGGGGTTAGAGATGATGCTAGATAATTTAATTTATGGTACATTGGAATTATTTCTCCCTTAGATTGGGCAGCTACAGTCCATGCTAAAGAGACATCTCTATCAAACCCATTGTATTTATAAAAATTTTCTCCTCTGCCCATAAATTTAAAACTTTCCCAATCTGCACTATAGGAATCGTCCATATTATCTAGAAAGGCTCTAAAATGGATATATGTTTTTTTACTTGGGTTATTATTATCTATAACACCTATTCTAAATTTTACTAAATCATTTAATTCCTCACTTTGGGATAAACCCCCCAATTTACTTTTATATAAATTATAAGAAGTTATTTTATCTAGATGTTTATTATCCCCTTTTTGGGTTTGAGGGTCATAATCGTATCGTCTTTTACTAAGTTGTTTTATTCCAGGGTTGCCTAGATTAACCCTTTGGTGGATATTTTTATTAATATAACTAACACTTTTAAAAGATTTTGGTTTATTTTGTCTAAAATCTTCTTTAGTTTTAGGATTATATCTTGAAGATTCTTTTTTATTTAAATCTTTATAAAAAGAATTAAAACTAAACACCCCTGCTTCATCTAGTTTACTGATTTTTTCTTGGGTAGAATATGGTTCTACTCTTTCTTTGGGTAATAACTTAGGTATAATAGTTTTACCTATTCCTAATTTTGACCCCGGTCCTCCCGAATATTGGTATAATGGAGTATCTTTATTGAAAATGTCTGAATTTGATATCCAAGTATCTAATCTACTTGGGGAATTTTTGGTAATTGATAAATAAGTGGGTTGTCCTAAAGGGTCCTTAGCCCCAAAAGCTTCGAATATTCCCCCTCCATTTTTCCCAATCCCTTTGAATGGATCTAAACCTTGTTTGTTTAAATGTAACCCAACAGGTGTTCCGGCTGATTGTAGAATAGTTGAAGTAGGTAGATAAGCCCCATCATTTAATATTTGGCCCTCTCCATTTGCTGGGACAGATGTCCTAGATAAAATGTTTTGTTTTGCTGTAAATAATAAACCATTTATTGATTTAGTATCTGCAAACATTTGGGTTAAACGAGAGGTATCTTGAATTATCCTTTTGGGGGTTAAAACCCCTCCTCTAAGGATAAAATCGGGCCCCCCAGTAGTAGACACCCCAGATAATGAATCTGGTATATTAGATTTTATATATGGTTGGTTACTACTCCCCCCACCAGGTCTATCCTTGGTAAATTTTAAAGATTTTAAATTGGTAGATTGATTTAGTAATCCCATACATAATTAATTTATTTTTAGCTAGGTAAGTTATTCAAGTATTGTTCTGGTGTCTGGCCATCTAGGTCCAATGTAGAGGGGTTTGGTTTATTGACTACATTAGGTTCTCCATTTATTGAATATTTATTATGTAATGGTGAAGAACCAAAATCGGGTACAGAAGGTGTTGAGCCATCCATACTTGTTAGACTAGACCCTTGATTTTGAAGTTTTACTAATACGCTCATAATTATTTTTTATTATAAATATTAAATTATTATTGGATCTCATAGTTATTAACTGAAAAAGCAGTACCTACTTTAGTAGAATCCATTTTTATTGAATTTTGCTTATTTAATATTTGTTTTAATATTTTATTAGTTTCTTGATTATTATTTTGTACTGTTATCTTTTGAGGTTCAGTTTGTACATTTTGGTTAACAGTTTTAGATATATTAGGTGTTGCTATTAGATCATCATTATCTGCTAGTTCATATAATCCCCCTTCTTTTGTAGAGACTGTTGTTTTACCATCGGAGGTAGAAATTAAATCTGATGTTTGGGTTGGGGTTTTAACTCTGTTAGAATCACTAGCAAATCTGTAAGTATCTGAACCCGCCCCTAGTATACCACCTACAAGTGCTCCCCAAGGCCCTCCTACAGCAAAACCTCCTATTGCCCCCATTATTGTACCCATAAAGGGGCCTAATATATCTACTATAAGAGCTACTTGAGATAACATATCACCCAACACTCTCATAGCAGGTATAAGTGCAGGGGCTAAATCAACAAAAACTTCTTTTAATTTAAGTACAGCATTGTTAAATTCTTGTTGTAAAGTCAGTTGTTGAACTCTTTGGGCTACATCTTCACCTGCCATAGCTGTTATTTCTTGTTGGGTATTACCTTCATATTGTCTTAGTAATAACATATCGCTTAATTTTTTAGTAGACATACCCAAAGAATTGGCTAAAGCCTCTTGTTGGATTCTATTTAAATTTGTAAATTCATTAAAATCCCCCATTTGAGATGTAATTTCATCCATAACAGTTGACATATCATTATTTAAAGCCGCTAATCTAGCTCTCTCTAAATTAATATTTCTCCCTAATAGTAGTTCGGCCTCTAACTCTTTTGTAATAGAGCTACTAAAATCTAAAAATTGTTGAGAGGCAGCATTTACATCCTCTAGACTTGTACCTAAAGCTTTGGCTTGAGCTGTTCCCTCTGCTAATGCTGATACTGAACCTTTAAATTGGGCTAATGTAAAGGCACTTGCTTGTCCTACCTCCTCTAAAATTTGTTTTTGATTAAGTTGAACCCCATATTGAGAACTTATTTGAGAGGTTGCCTCTAATGATTGTAATTTTTGATTCTCTAAATTTTTCCCAGTTGCCTCAGAATAAAATTGAAGTGTGGTAGCACTTTCTGCCGATATTCCCATCAATTCTGTTAATCTAACTTGGGCTTTTAGATTTTCAGAATTTATTTTACCTTGTAAACCTAATTTTTGGTTCATATTACCAAGAGCCGTCGCTAATTTTGTCCCTGTAATAGCGGCCTCACCACTATTCATGGCAACATTTCCAAGTTCTATCCTTAAGGCTGTTGCTTCTTCTGTAGAAAGAGATAATGACCTTTGCATGTTTGTTATTTGGCTATCAGCTTTGAAGGCCCCATCTATTATAAATGATAATAAAGCTTGGAATATATTAGCTCTATTCACTAATTTTCCAAAATTTTTAGATAAATTTCCCCCAAAGGTGGCTAAAGCACTACCTGGGCCCGCTTCTTTGTTAGATTCCCTTAAGGATTCTTTAGTTTCTTCTATAGATTCTGATATACCTAAATCAGGAATCCCTAGTTTTTTTAATTGTTTACTAACCCCCTCTAGTAGTTGGGGAGCGGTCCCAAGGCTTTTATTAATCTTTTTCTCTTGTTCTAACCTAGTTTTGGCTAATTTTATAGTTTCTTTTTCTAAAGAAAATCCTTCTTGTTTATTAATTTGGATAGCTTTTTCAGCTGTCTTTACTTTTTCTAATTGGTTTTTAAGATTATAAAGATTTCTCTTGTCTTGTTCATATAGAAACCTCTTATTTTCTTCCTGGGAAATTTGGTTTTGGAGCATTTCCCTTTCGTTAGCTAGTAAATTCTCAGATTGGTTTAATAATTTTAAGTTGGTATTAACCTTAGATTCTATGCTATCTAATTCTTTTAGACTTAACCTTGTTATTCCTGCTTGATCTAAAGCTACCTTATTTGTTAATTTAGCGAAATTACCATAAACTTGATTACTTAACCTTAACCCCTCACTTTGCCTTGAAATTTCATTTTTTATAGCTCTAAAAGCACCTTCTAATCCCTCAGCCCCACTCTGCATTCGACCTACTTTTTGAGTAGCTTTATTTAGGGCTTCCTCTACCTTTTTAATTTCTTTTGTAGAATCTTCTATAGATTTAACTGTAAAACCCCTAAAAGGGTTAATTTCTCCTAACTTATTATAGGCTTGTTGTAATTCGTCTAATAATTGTTTTAATTCTTCTGGGGATTTTTCCATGGGAATTTATTTAGTTATAAATATTACTTATAACTACTTTTATTATTTTGGAGCTTTGGGATAGCATTTTTATTTAGTTTCCCATCTGGGTCTATTAAATTTTTGGATTGGGAGGAATTAGAATTTCCTTCTTGGGCTTCCTCTTTAGCTTTATACCATTTTTGGATTTTTTGGAAAGTAAATTTTCGTAACCAAATAGGCATACTATACACTGAAAGCCAATCATACCCCCCTCCCCCATGAAATACTATTTCATGGATAGTAGAAAATACCTTTAATCTATATTGTTCTGGGTTAGACTGTGTCTGGCCAAAAAAAGCCAACCCCAATGGGGATTGCGGTCTCCTCACCGCTATCTAACTGATAAGTTAGATCTACTTTTGGTTTTACTTTATTTATATGATTTCGTAGTGCTCTAGAATCCCTGGCTAAAAGTGCTTTATCAACAAATTCCCTAATTGTTTTTTTATCTTCTTCCCCATTTATTGATGTAATTATGTATTTTAGTCTAGTAGATAGTTCAGGTGAGAAATTTTTATTAACTTTATTTAATCCTTTAAGTTCTTTATCAATTTCTTTAGTATCTTTTACAGTTAAAAGTTTAAATGTAATTTTGTTACTACTATGGGGTAACTCAAATTCAAACTCATTTTTACCTTTTGTTATTAAGGATTCATCAAACTTTGCATTTTCTAAAGTTGATAAATCTACATTAACTTCCTCATTATTCCTATAAAAAGAATAATCCTTACCATATCCTAATATTCTAGTAGAAACTAATAAAGCATCTTTATCTCCTAATACTAAATCATCCAAATTGATATTCGATACCACTACTGATTCTAATAATTTATCCATAGTGGTGTTATTTTCTATATAGGATTTATTAGTTAAGATATCCTCCTCGCGAGCAGTCATATATTTTATTTCAACTTTACCACTTGAAAGAGGATTATCTTCTGAGTAGATTAGTCCTTTAGATGGAAGTTCTACAACTTCCGTAGGTATTTTAAATTCGCTCATATTTTTTATGTGTTATAACTTTAATTCATGTATACATACGAATATGTGAAAAGACTTACTTGAAAGCAAGTAATCATTTAAAATTTTTTTAACAAAG